GCCTGGTTGCCGAGAACGATGGCTTCCATGTCGCATCGCAGTTCAACACCCTTCTTGGCGACTTCGCGGGCCAGTTCGGACTTGCGGCCGGCCTTGGAGGTCTTGTCCTGGGTGCGCGAGATGATGATCCGCTTGTCCGAGATCTGCGTATAATTGCCAACGCGGGTCGTCGGGGTAACGGCATTGAACGACCAGTCGTTGCCTTCCGGCTGGTTGTTGTTGACATCGACCGCGCCGAGCGTGTCGATCTGCCATTCGGGATGGACGGAAGCGACGGGCTTGCGGCCGATCAGCGAAAGGAACGGGGTTTCCTCGGGGGTGATCTGGTAGATTTTGTCCGCCAGCTCTTCGCGGTTTCCTACCGCGTCGTAAGTTTCGTAGGTATTGGCAACCTGTGCCATTGTGTTTCTCCGTTAAAGATCAAGGTCCATGAGAGCGCCCACACCGGCATCGAATGATCCGGTTTTGCGCAGTTGGTCGGCCCTTACTTGTCTTTCGCGGGAGGTTTTATCCTTCGGGTCCATCCGCTTCTTGCCCGTCAAAACGGGCCGCGACTGGATAACTTCCTTGACGGCCGGGATGCGATTGCGCGCCTTGCGATACGCCGTGAGGTCACGGAATATCCTGTACACGCGGTGATCGATGGCCTCGTTAAGCTCCTCTTGCGAGTAGCCGTATTCGGTCATCGTCTCGACGGTATCGGCCCAGAATTTCTTCTGAACTTCCGGCTTTGCCAAATCGGGCATTGCCTCAAGAAGCCTCGCGGCCTCCGTCTTTCGCATCGTCTCCTTTTGATCGGCCTGCTCTTTGGCAATCCTGTCCTGGTCGGACTTGGACGCACCGTGCAGTTGGTTTAAAACGCCGATCCGGTCGTCATACTCAGCTTTCAACGCCGCATAGGTGATCGGATCGAAGTTGGGCGAATTGCGATCCAACAATGAGCGATCAGGGGGTTGCGGTACGTATTGCTGGGCTACCTGAAGAATAAAGTCCCGCTGCTCCTGTAAGGAACGAGCGTGTTGTTCCACTTCGGCCTTCTGGGCGGCCAAGGTTTCTCTTTCCTTGGCGTTTTCCTGGGTGCCGCGTGTGAACGATTGCTGCGATAGAAAACCACGCTTGAGGTCTTGTACGGAGATCACAGTTCCGTCTTTCAGGCGCACGTTCGCGGTGTCGGCCGCAAACTTGCCTCCTGTGACTTCGCCGGGTCCGTCTTCCTCTGTGGTTTCTTCTTCAGCGTCGGCGTCGGCTGCTTCCTCGGATTCGGGCTCTTCACCCTCTTCCGGCTCGGCTTCCGCTTCGCCCTCTTCCTGGGCCTGATCTTCTTCCTTGAGGTCCGTTTCCGGGTCTTTCAGAATATCGGCTATCGAGTTCACGCCGTCATCGAATGACAACGGGTCGTCGCTACCAGTCCCCTCAACGGGGAGGTTGGTGTCAGACATTCAGTTTTCCTTTGGGTTAAGCCGGGAGTCGTTTAAACAAACGAGCCGGCGGTTTCCTGCACGTCGGCCGCCAGGATGTAGCGGTCCAGAACGTTGCGGATTTCTGTGACCACGGCGACTTTCTGTTGAAGTCGAACGATGGCCATGTAGTTGTCAGCATCGGCCTCCGCGAGCGCTTCAAGCGCTTCCGAGCGGATGTCATCCAATGCCTTGTTGAATATCTCGTCGTCCTTAAGCCTTGCAGCTTCCTTGGCGAGATGGTCTGACATTACGCGACGGTTTTAACGTCGACCTTGGCTCCGATCGCCAACGGCCCCAGCAACGCGCTATCGAGACCGGCGGGGATGCCAAGTCCCGCCGTCGTAGCGGACGTGGCTGTCGTTGCCTGCGCATCAGGGGTGCTGCCGTAGGCCACGAGGATGCCCGTCGCCTCAGTGTTAAGAACAATGGCGAACTCGCCCGCCTCGGCCGTAATTGTGGACGTGCTCGGGACGGTCAGAACTTCCTTCTTGCGGATTGCCCCCGCAGCAGCAGTCCCGCCACCGCCACTCACTGCTCTGACGAAACATACGACTGCGCTCATGGGTTCGGTCCTTGCGGTTTTGCCTTGGCTTGCTCTAATTTCAGCTCATGCGCCTGCTGGCTTTGCGCCACTTTGAACACGCCGGCTTCCATCTGCTGGCGATGCTGCTCGGCCTGCTGGGCCAATGTCTGCTGATGCATTTCGCGCTGCATGTTCAGCTTTTCGGTCTCTAGCTGGCGCTGCAGCTCAAATTCCAGGATCGCCAATTCCTTCTTGAGTTGGAACTCGCGTTCGCTTTGGACCATCTCGGCTTGCGTCTTGCGATCTTGCGCCGCGATATCCGCTTGCGCCTGTACACCTTCGATCTGGGCCTTGCGCTCATCCGCCTGCTGCGACATTTGCGCGGTTGCCACAAACTCGCGGTCACGCTGCTGCAGCTCGGCCTGCTTGTTCTGCGAGTCGGCTTGAATCTTCATGATCTCGGGGCTGGGCGGCGGGTTTGCCGCCTGCTGCTTCATCTGCTCGAGCATTTCAGGCTTGATATCGAGATAGAACTGATCCGGGTTCTTGATCCCCGCGCTTTCAGCCAGCTTGGTAGCCGTCATATTGATCTTCGGCACCATCTCAAGCGCCTGCGCCGAGAACCCACCTTGTGCCAGCCGGTCAGTCATCGCGATCTGAACATTCAAAATCTGGTTCAGCATCGCCATATCGCGATCGCGCGAGCCGGTTCCAAGCCCGATATTGATTGTGGCGTCCATGTCAGCGTTCCAAGACCTCGGGTCCATTTCAACCCAGGTATCGCGCAGCCGGATGGTGCGGGGTCGGTCCTGATGCTTGACGATCAGCTTAAGAATTTGCCGGAATACGCGCTTCCAGCCCAATTCGGCCTGGTTGCGGGCGATCAACTCGACTTGCGAATAAGCCGAATCCTTCTGGTTGTTCGAGGCAGTGGCAGTCTGGTTCTGCAAGGCCTCTGGGTCTAGCGCCATGGTGGAGCGCGAGACGCCGGTACGCATCTCCCTTACCTGGTCGAAGTGCTGAAGCGCCAACAGGGCCTTGTCGCCGATGTATGGTACCACCATCGGGGCGGGCGGGAGCGACCCCTTCTTGTGCCATATTGTGGCGCCGAACTTTGGGCTTCTCAGGGTATCGGGGTTGGTAACCGAGCTTTCCTCGGCCGTCGTCATCGGGTTATTCACCCAATAAGTGTTGTCCAGGAATTGACGGGTTATGACCGTCTTTACACGCTGGATGTCGCTGGTGTCGTCGTAAATCGAGCGCGCGTCCCAACGGTGCGGGACCGGTTCGCAGGGGATATCGGAGAAAGGCAGATCGTCTTCCCAGACTTCCCAATCCAACAGTTCGCCGGTCGAACCCGAGCCGGCATAAAATGCCCTGATGGTTTCGGCTATGCCGTCGCCGTCTGTGTCGGCCTTGACGTAGCACTCGAATAACTCAACCAGCGCCATCGAGTCATCGCCAACGTTGTTGAAGAACGTGGCGCTTTCGGTTCTGGAAAGCTGCTCCTGCCGCATGGTGGAGAACCGATCGATCGGCAGTTTTTCAACAAGATCCTTGTCAAAGCCCATCTCAATTAAGTTGGAGCGGGTAACATCACGCCGATGCGCGGCAAACCTGGCATTTTCAATGGTCGTGGCTTCGCGATCCAGCAAGAAGTCTTCCGGCTCTATGCACTCGACCCTCAGTCGGCCATTGCGAAGAATGCGCTTGACCTTGATGTCATGGGTCGGAACCGATTGCTCGATAGGCTGCCCATCAGTGCCGGGGATAACGATCGACTGCGGGATGCCATCCTTGTGCGCCACGATCTCTACCGGCTGGTTCTTGTCGCTCAGCATGACCGCAATCTGGTCTTCGGTCAGGCCTGTATGCTCTGTGTACTCGCACTCCTCCTTGGCTTCCCACCAATGCTTGACAATGCCATTGCCGAGCAGGAGCGAGTCATGCGTGGCGTCCCACATGATCCGGTAACCCGGATTATCACGCATGAAAACGAAATTGGCGTACTCACTCGCCTGCTTGGAAAAGCTCTCATCGCCCGGCTTTTCCGGCTCATAGCTGACCATGGTGTCAGACGCGGTAAATACCCGGATGATGCCCGGCAGCATCCAGCCCAGGGTGTCAGCGACATCCCTCGAAACAACGGAGGAGCGCCCGGCCGCTGCCGGCGTATCGGTCATTTCCCCACGATAGTATTCCAGGGCCTTGGCGCGCTTCTCCGAGAGCTCGGTGTCGTCATAGGTCAGGGCAGAGCTGATTTCCTGAGACAACAAAGCCTTGAGCCTGTCGTCGTCCATCTTATCGTCCACTAGACGATCCAATCTTCGTCGGGCTCTGACACGTGAGGGGCCGCCCTGCCCGGCTCCTCGTAACAAATAGCCATCAGACCGAACGCGTCCGCAGCATGTGACGACCAATCATGATCAGGACCGAGACCAACATTGCGAACTTCATCTTTCCGTTCATGATAGAAGCCCAGCGCTTGGCGCCCGTCTTCCGTTGTCTTTTCGTTGAACCACATTTTGGGACCGAGCCGGCGAACTGCCTCAATACGCATTGAAGCCGCGCCCTTGCCCTGGTTCTTGACGGGGGGCTCGACAGTAAACCCAGCCTGCTCCCAGTGCTGGTAATACCGATGACCAACAATATTGTTTTCGTTCACGCCGTCGTGCGGTAAGTAGTTGATAGCCTTTTCGTACCCGTGGTCACGCATCCAAGAGACGTGATAGGCGAGAACTTGACCGACCGACTCGTAGTAGTCCAGAACCTTGATCTGATCGCCAACCCATTGAACAATCCAGATCACATAGGCGTCGGCATTCGCCCCGGACCCGCCGATGTCATGGAACGCGCGAATGGGCAGCAGCGGGTCAGCACTAACAACCCCAATGCGCCCCTTGCGCTTGGCATCTGACAAAAGCCCCGCGAAATAGGCGCCTTCAAAGGCCCTGGCGTAGTCGCCCTCGTAAGTGTGGTCGTAACGCTCGGGGTAGTGTTCAAGCTCAAGCAGACGTTGCTTTTCGGAGCTTTCATTCCAGAAAGGATTGTCTCGCCAATTGGCTTGGACGCAAACTGAGCCTTTCGGCCTCTTAACCCGGAAAAACTCGTCTATCGCATCGCTCTTGCGAGTGGGATTCCAGCTAGCCCAAATCTCAGACCCGGACCAACGGTGAATGGTCGGGCCTAGCAGCGAAAGAGAACGCGCCGATAGTGTTTGAGCCTCGTCAATCCAGGCCCGCTTAAAGCGCTCTAGTGATTTGGCTGACTCCGCCGTATAATCGTTCATACCCTTGAAGATAATAATTCCATCTTTCGGGGTTTCGATACGGTCTTTCCAGACCTTGAAGCCGTCCGCTTCTCCAAGCCCATGCTTTGCGATTTTGTCTTCAATAATGAGCTTCGAACTTTGCGAAAGATCTTTCTGAACCTCTCGAATACAGATCAGGCGCAATCCCTCCCCAAAGTCGCCGGGGAACCTCAGTGCCTCATCGATAGCTAATTCACCGAAGAAGTGTGTCTTGCCAGAACCTCGCCCGCCATGGGCACCCTTCCAATCCGCCGGCTCAAGGAGAGGAAGAAAGACCTCAGCCGTCTGTATTTTCAGGACGGACAATAACGCGCTCTATCTTGTGAACCAACGATAGCGCCGGGTCATCTTCGCTGCCGCCAATGATCCCCTGCGGCACCTTGCCGTCCAAGCGGTCAGCGACCTCCTTGATCGCCGGCACATCACCCAGCATGGCCTTACCAACCAACGCCGTGGCAACAGCTTGGAGAGAGGCCTTGTCATCGCCAGCCTCAGCCAAGGCTCGCTGGATAGCTTCCTTGAACGGCTTTGACTTGGGTCGCCCGTTTGGATTGCCAGATTGTCCGGGCTTGAATGGGGTTCCGAATGCCATTTGGGTTTCACTGTTACCGGGCTGTTACCAGCGGAGGGTAAGGGTTAAGCGGGTTCTTTCTTGAATG